TCATTCTCTAGTTCTATTCCTTTCAAGTCAAGGTTAATATTCAGTTCTTTCATTGTGGCTCTCCATCTAGGTCAAATGTGCCAGTTAGTCCTTCTTTCTCGGCAATCTTCGTATAGAGATATTCGTGGGTGCTGTAATCAGCGTAGAAGTCAGTGAAATCTGGGTGCTGAACGACGCCCTCATCTGTATCCTCTGTCCAATCTTCAAAGGAAATAAATGGTTTAACTTCTTCTCTCCCGTCTTCGTAAACCAAAACATAAGAAACAGTTGCCTTTCTGTCGTCGAAGTTGATTGTTATTCTATTAATTCTAATTGCTGGAGCTGTTCTTTGAATTGGATTCGTCAGTTCGAATGGCATATTTCTTTTAGTCGTTGAGTTTATTTAAATCTTACTACACCCCATTTTGCAGTAGATAAGTTATAACTCCCACTATTGCTCCCCCAAGAGTTCCGCTTCCGATTAATTTTGCAATAGTAACTCCCTGACTTTCGATTTTCAAACGATTGTTTTCAATCATAACCTCGTGGCGTTTGACTGAACCGTTCATTGACTTTAATTCTTGCTTAATCTCCGCTACGCTAATTTCAATCTTTCCAAGTTTGTCAAGCACTTTATCTTCGTGATTCATTATATCACCTGATAACTAAATGTGTAACTCCAAGTCTGGCTCGTTACGTCTCCAGCTATCCATTGAATTTTTGCTGTATCGTTTCCGGCTACTCCGATAATCTCTGCTCCCTGTCCAGCTATTGCTCCACAGTAAGCGACGCCGGCAGCATCTTCAGCAGCTCCTATGTTTGAAGCAACTGGCAAAGTAATTTCAAAACTTGTTGCGGTTGCTGTTAAAGTCGGGTCAGCTGTGAATCTGCCGGAAACGGTTATGGTATTTCCAACCCTCAAATATTGCGCCTCCGTCATTGTAACATTTGAATCTAAGTTCGTTTCAGCACTTCTTGTAGGCGTATAAGTTCCGGCGGCCAACCCCGTATCATTTGTTATGGAATCACACTGCAACCCTCCGGTGATATTAACAATTCCACTTCCAACTAATTTTGGATTGATTACCAAATTCGTTCCGTCGTAGAGAATAGTCGCATCGTTCCCGGCTCCAAAGACAATCGCATTCGCGTCTGACTGAAGTGCGATGCCAAATATTGTACTGCCCCCTGATAAATCATCTATTCTTATTCCATATCTGGTTGTAATGGTTCCGACTATTGAGCCGCCCCTTATCCAAAGTCCCGCATGAGTTGTCCAAGTTGTTCCGGAAGCAACGGCTGGGGATTCAGCGTGGAATGTGGCTGTATCTGTGATATTTCCAGTTGAGGTTGATTGAATCAGGGCTGAGAAGGCTGAACCCTGACTGACTGTTCCGCTTCCCTCGTGAGAGCTTACATACCTTCCCCCTCTTAATCCTCCTCCGAAAGTAGTTGAGGTATAATTGTTTGAACCTAAGATAACAGTGTATGCGTTTAGAGACATCACTCCTCCCGCATGCGAGGATTGAGCATTGTGTTCAGTTATGAAAAGTCCTGCTCTTTTGTTACCTGTTGCTGTAGATACTTTAGTTACTACAAGTCTATCGTTTGAATCAGAAGTTGAAACAATACTTGAAGTCCATGCCCCTCCGAATTGAGAGAGGACATCCTGAACAGGTGAGACTTGCAGGTTATAAGTAATCTGAAATGCACCTGAACCAATCTCTCTTGTGTTCCAAACTAAATTCGTTCCGTCGTACGTTACTGAGGCGTCTGAAGCTAGAGTCCTTGCCGATACGCTTCCTGTTCCAGTTCCCCAGTATGTTTTTGTGTTATCTCCACCCATATAGTTGTTCGCAACCGTGGTTTCGTTAACATATCCCCAGCCAACATCAAATCCAGTCAATGCGTGATAAAATCCAACAGAATAGGTATTTCCTGTCGTCGTTCCGGTTCCTCTTGCAACGAAGGCGTAATGATTTAGTCTATATGTTCCTCCGCCAGTTACTGTGGGATTAAATGTTATGTTTGAGTCAGCCCATCTGTTTACGTGAGTAAATGAGTTTGTTCCAGTCCAAGTAAACGCGAAAGTCTGAGTCCCAGCGGCAACGCTTGAAGCAATAGTTGCAGTAGTATATGTGGAGATATTAGCAGAATATGTCATTGAGGCACTTTCGTTAATATTAAACACAGCCATATTGATTCCGGGTCCTGCCTTTGTGGATGAGGCGGTTCCGCTCTGAGGTCTTTGCAATGTAACATAAATTGGAGTTACTATGTCTGTGCTTCCCGCAGTTGATACGGCACGATTATCGTACATGAAAAACTGAAGCACAGTTGCTCCGGGAGATACAAAACTGCCATTGAAGTTCCAGTCTTCAGTAACTGAGATGGAAATTGGTCTGACGGCTGAAGTAAGGGTATGCTGTATGTTAATTACATTCGCCTTTGTCAGTTCTGTAATGCTTAATGTGTTCGCAGTATCGATTGCTCTGTTCATTCCAATTGAGGCGTTAGTTGTATCTACAACAAAAACATTGTCATTAACTCCGTCTCTTTCCACGAAGAGTGCTGTTGTAGAGTTAGAATTAACTGTTAGACTTCTTCCGAACCATCCATCTCTCCACTTTAAACTTGACCCTCCAAAGTCATAGGAGCTATCCGAGGTTGGCAAAATACTTCCTGAATGATTTGTCGTAAGATTGAAAATAACATCTGCCGGGAAGTCTGGATTTTCAATAATTATCTGATTGCTTGCAGAAACGTACGTTATTGAAAAAGCTCCCAATCCCCAATCAACAGAAATATCTTCTCCAATTAAAACATTTCCGTTGAATGTTGAAATACTTGCTACAGTTAAAGCCGCATCTAAAAAGGTCGCACCATCAACTTCCAAAATATTCTCAAGGTAAACTGAGTAAGGATTTCCTGTGAATGAGTGTGAGTTTAAACCCGGAGTTGAAGCAACAACAACTCCGTAAGTATCTCCGCCGTTTCCGTCTGTTGTTAAAAACCAAACATAAGAGCCGGCTCCTCCGCTAGCTGGTGAACCTCCGTAGAATGCGAAATAACTTGCATCAAAAGAACTTAAACTTCCAATTGTGCTTCCTGCGATGAATTCAAAATTTCCGACTGCACCCGTTGCAGAGGACAGAATATCTCCTATTGTGAACTGGATGCTTCCAGTAGCTCCATCGAAACTTGAGATGTTCCCAGTAGTTAAGATAATGCTTCCTGTGTTTCTTGTGAGGGTTGTAGAGGATACACTTCCTGTCTTTAGGTTAATACCCCAAACAGCCGTCTCCATCGCCGGGTTAGGAGTTAACAACTCGAGGTATCCACCTACGCCAGTAGAGTAAATACTTGGACCAGCCGTTGAGGAATTAAAATACCATCTAAATGTTCCACTCATTACTTGGTCGTTTGTCCATGTGTTGTTTCCAGTTAAAGCGGGAATTGTGTTTCCAGAAGTTCCAAGATGTAATCCATCAAGCATATCTGCGTTTAGATTAGTTACTAATGTAGTTGAAGAAATAACGAATGGAGCTACGCCTGAAACATTACTGAATAACTGAGTTCCAATATAAACATTCCTCCAATAAAGACTCGCACTTCCTAAATCATAAGCGTTATTAGATTCAGGAAAATGACTGCGTGAGAAAAAACTTGCGCTTTGAATATAAAATAGGTTAGCACTGAAAATAGTTGTTCCTACAGTAACCACGCTCAGTTCTTGCCCATTAATTGAAATAACATTTGAACCAGTGTCAATAGTAAACGCATCATTTCCTGTATCAAATCCGATTGTGTTTCCAGTTCCGAATGTAACGAATCTATCATTTGGTAAGGATATTCCTTGTGCGAATGGAATTTCTGCTGTTGTCGTAGAGGTTCCGTCTAGTCTGAGATATGTTCCGTTTCCTGTTGCGGTGTTTAAGGCCTCATTTTGGCCGTCCATTCTGCCCATGTTAATTAAGTTTTATCACTTGCACCTGTGATGATGTGAGCCCGCTGCTTTGAATACTCACTGAACCGATCTGCACATCGAAAACACGGAAACTCTGCGCAGGGACTATGCCGGTGCCGCTAGAAGTCGGATGTGCGACACCGTTAAAATTAAAGTAGATCAACGAACTGCCTAAGTTATCAATCATTACACTATGCGCCGACTGTGCAAAAGTAACGTAAGATGCTGGGCTGCCTGTAACGTTTCTAATAATTTCATTGATTACGTAGCCTCGAATGTCCTCTCCCATTTTACACCTCTTCAAGACAACTTAGGTTTACCATAGCAATGTTAATATCGTGCTGGAAATTATTGCCGGTACGATGTCCCTCCAGTGAGTTAAAACTGATAAAATTCTGTACTTGAAAATATAGCTTAATCTGGAATGATAAAGCTTTCCTTCGACAAAGATAGGCATCTTGTTCTCCTTAAAGTTCGGGTACTCAGGGCTAGTAGGAATCCAGAAGATGTTATCTACGCACATCGCGATCATTATGCTCACATAAAATAAGATCCAGTGAATTAAAAATTCGATCATTAGACTGCACCTCTTTGGCTTTGAACGATATAGTGAACGCCAACACTGCCAGTCCCGTTGGTTTGCCCCGCAGTATTTCCGTTATGCACGGACTCAATAAATATCACAAACGGGCTTCCCACGCTCGTTATGAATGCTGCTTGTCTTCCTAAAGAGGTTGTTGGTGTTGCAGGCCACATTCCGCCAATCACATGAGACATAGTGTCTGTTGCATTCACGAAAACATTTGTGTGTCCGTATAATTTCGCAGAGACATCTGTTGCGGCACCGTAAGGACCATTAAGAGTAATATTCTGTAGTGCTGTGCCGCTAAATCTGTAATTAATTGAACCAGCGAACGAAGCACCAGCCTGTGAGGCAGTCCCTGTGTGAGTTGAATCTATGGTAAATCCTGCCCAAGTACTAGCGGAAACTGCTGCTAAATTGATACCGCTAACAAACACGCTTCCTATTGTTTGAAAATTGGTTGAGCTTCCTGCGGACGCTGTTGAACCTGCGGCTATGAGACCACCAGCCCTTGCAAATCTATTTACCTCACTTGCATATAAAATATCCCCATCTACCTTGGGAAAGGAGCCCTCTGCTGTCATTTTTATCTAACTCAAACTTATTATTTATACGTTATTAACATAAGTATATACTAATAAATCTGATGTACCTCCTCTATTCTTAGTTCCTGAGTTCCATTGAACGTTATTCCGGGTAAACTGATTACGCTCCAGATGCTCCCAACCAGCGGAGCTGCAGATCCGATTACACCAAATTCCGTTAGAGTCAGTCCACTGATTTCAACAGAGTTCCAATCACCAGTAAAAGTGACTTGTTGGCCGACTGAAAGATCACGTGATGTCATTAACTGACGATCATATTCGTTAAATAGCGTAGTTTGGGTAGCCATTATCGTCCCAGAACCCGAACCTATTACAAAGTAAGTTGGTGTTGGCACACTGCTCCCGCCAATTAAAAGTGCTGCCTGTTGTTTAGCAAAATTGTTTATCATTTAACCTCCTGTCAAGTCGGATACCCTCCGCTCCAGACTAAGACTAATGCGTTTCTTGAATCTCCCAAATAATTAACACCGCTTGCTGTTGAGCTTCCAAGAACTCCTCCCCATCCAACTCCTCCGGGATTTGTGTTTGGGATCCCAAGAATAAAACTGCTCCCTAATCCGGTTCGTGTGTAAACCAGAACACCGCTTGTTTGATAGCCGTAACTGCCAGTCGCAAACTGAAACCTTGTAATTACATCGCTTGTTGTTATGTCCTGTGCGTTTATTCTTCTTAACTCCAGAATAGTATCTTTTAATGTGTCGGTAACGTCTCCAATTCTTTTATTTAGTTTCAATGAAAGAACACGATTACTTAGGTTATTTTCGGTGTTGAAAGCATACTTTGCCTCAATGATCTCGTAGGTCTGACTGTTGATGTTCTGGTTTGGAAAGTTAACGATTGCTGTCTGGCCGGGAACTACATCAACAATACCATAAACATCTAAGTTACCCTCGATCTTAGGATTTGCAAGAGTTGCTAGCTGTTCTTTCAATATGGCTGCCGCGGTTAGAGGATCTTTGATGTTCTTATCAACTATAATTTTATTTCGTTGTGAAAACTGCGAGATACTCGGATCATTGTTTCCAACTTTTACGACGGGAAGGGTTCTCTGATAGTCTATAATTACTTGATTCCCTGAAGTTGGAATGTTAGCTCCAATATCTGTTCCTGAGGTAAAGATGATTTGCTTATCTAAAAAGTTAACTAGATACTTTGCTCCTGAAACTGGCGTGTTAGTCAATTCATCAATTCCACCGGGTTGAATAATCGCTCCGCTTACTCTAACTTGAGTATTATGCGGATTGTAAAGCAGAGTAAATATACTTCCTCCTAGAGGGCTTCCTGCAGTAAGTGTTTCCTGAAATCCATCTAAGTACCTATCTCCATAAACCCACACTTGATTGAACAAGCTTTCTCTGTCGACTTGGAATACATCTTCCAATGAGTTCCCAGAGTCAAACGTATAACCTGAACTTACCGATCCTGCTGGCGCGAAAGATAGGTCTTTATTTACATCAACGTAGAAGTTATAATCTGCCAATTGTGCTAGCTGATTTACGGCGTCGTAAACAGGAGTATGATTAAACACTATTCTCGCGAGCGGACTTCCCGGCACTGTCATAACTCCAGAGGTAGTAATGTTGCTAGTGTACTTGCGAATTATATCTCTAACGATACTCCCTATTTCCATGTTTGTGTAGACTTCCGGTTCAACAGTTCTGTCAACTAATCGCGCAGAAAAGTCTCTCCCTGTCAGAGTTATTTTCTCATCGAGTTCTACACCTTCGTATGAGATATTCTCGACGATTCCTTTAAAGAGTAGCTGCGATCCGTTATTTATCATCTCAGTTCCGGAAAGCGCATTGCATATGGCCAATATTTCATAATCGGTTAAAGGTCTTCTGTAGATTCTGAAATCATCTAGCTGTCCTGTGAACCCGCGTGTTCCTACTGTAGTGTTCCCAAAATAAGTAAACCCTTGAGAACCCGTCTGATCAGCTTTAACAGTAGTGTCCTTTGTGGCGTTCCTAAGATAACCATTCTGGTAGATGTAGAGGCTGCCTAGATCATTATTATAAACACACGCGATGTGAGACCATTCGTTTATCCTGCTAATGTACCCTGTAACAGCCGTCGGATTGTTCGTTCCGTCAAATCTTGCAAGAGACACATTAAACATCGAGCCGCCCTCTGATTGAATCCTGACTTGGCCCGGATACCATCCAACGTATGTGTCCTCCATTATTCTTCCAAAGTTTGCTCCTGCACTTCCAGTAGGTTTTACCCAGAAAGTATAAGTGAAGCTGTCTCCGGAACCCCTTGTGAACACGTTTGGTGATCCAGTTGATAGAACTGCAAATCCTTGGGATCCAATAAAGTTTAAAGCGCTCCCTATTTTTCCCTGAGTCCAAGAAGTAAAATCGCCAATCAAACTACCTTGATTGTTCTGTATAGAATCAAAGAAATCAGAGCCCGTTCCCTCATTAAATCTGAACTGCCCGAAGGGTTCTCCGCTTGGTTGAATCCAATTTGTATCTGCGTAGATACAGACTTCTGGCCCTACTTGAAATGTCGTAGCGTTTCTTCCTGCAATGTTTTCTACATAGGCAGAGAAGTCGCTTGATGAGTTATTCTCACTGATGGACTTATTTACATCATAACTGTAAGCGTCCTCGATTAACTGCCCGCTATAGTAGAACTGAGAATATACCGTCATACTGCTATCTTCCTCCTTAGTTTCTTAAATAATGCTTCTGCAATCTGGTTTGGATCTGTTCCGTAATTATCTCCTGAGATTATAATTGTCATCCCTCCACCCATCATTGATTGAGGATTTTTAGTTGCAAATAACCAATCATCTGGATGCGTTCTGATAATCTGTCCGTCTGGTTTTATCACCGCGTCATTAACACCGGGAGTCGTTATTGGAATATTCGGCGGAATTATCGGGAAGCTCGATGATGGGGCGGCTGGCGGTGGCGTGCTTATTGTTCCTTTAACTCCGTATTTTGCGTGAATTCTTGCTATCTGTTTTTCCTGTTCGATTAGCTCAGCAAATTTCTGTGTGACTGGATCGATAGCGTTTTGCTTTAGTTCCTTAAGTTTAGCAATTTGCTCATCAAGTGCGTCAATAAAAGCAGGGTGATCTTCTGTTGTTAATTTACTCATGACAAATAATAAACCCACCAACCCGCCGGTGACTCCAGCCGTTGCAGCTAAACCTCCAAGACCTACTGCCCCTCCCAATCCTCCAAATGCGGCTGTTAGACCTGCAGGTCCGCTTAATGTTGAGATGAGTGTTGCTGACGAGGCGACAACACTTAATGACTGCGTCGCCATGTTGATGTAAGTCCCAATAACTTGGTTATTCGCGCGCGCGAGATTATTCTCTGCAATTGTAACTCCTCTCGTAGCTGACTCTACTTCTCTCTGAGCGTCGACTACTTTCTTGCTCTGTTTTTCTACCAATTCAGTTCTCGTTAACTGAATATCTCGAAGGTTGAACTCTTCATCTTGGATCTCGGCTAGCGTATTTTTATACTTCTCCGACGCCGGATTAACTTTGTTTCTAATTAAGAAAGCTAAGTGATTGTTAAGTTCTTGGAGGCGTTTCTTGCTTCTCTCTTCCTGAACTGATAATTTTTCCAATGACAAAGCTGTTCTCTGGCTTTCTTTTTGTGCATCCGTTAACCTCTCTTGCGCAACCCTTAATCTTTCCTGTGCTCCGGTAACTCTCTCCGTAGCGTTTTCTAGTCTAAGTTGTAAGTTTGTGTACGAGCTAAATATATTATCAACTGATGACGCAATATTTCCAAGAGAGACTAAAGTTGTTATTTGTGACTTAAAGGCGTCGGTCGTCAGTTGAGTTTGTTTTTTTGTAGCCTTGCCAAAGTCATCGAGATTTCCTTCTATCCTTTTTAAGGTAGCACTCATCTCGTCTTGTGCACTAATTAATATCTGTATTTCTTCGTCCGCCATTATCTTTTTCTCCTGTTTTGCCGATTCATCTCTCTAATTCTTTTGTTTCTGTACTTCACAGCGGCTTCCCGCTCACGCACAGTCATACTCTTGTAATCGGAAGGGCTCCAATGGTAGAATTCACAGAGAATAAACATCCTCTCTAAGTTCTTTTCCTTTAATTGGAGCCGCTCTGAAAATCCTCCACACCGTTTAACTTGTTGATCTCCCGAACAATAGCTATCCTCTCCTTCACAGTTAATTTATCATACTCGTCATCGCTGATTCCGGTTGAAAACTTAACTTGTTTTCGCAAAGAGTCTTTTTTGTCCTCAGTTTCAAGAGCTTCATCAAGTTCTCGCGCTAAGAGTTCTCTGACTGTAAAAGTCTTTCCGCTCACGATTATTTTGCTTTCCATTCACACCTCCTTGCCACTAAAACGGACCGATAGGACTTCCTATACGGTCGTAAATAGTTGCTGCAAAGCTCTGTGGTCTGATTACAAGTGTTTGCTCGTTAACTCCTTCGTTTGGACTTGGAGTTGTTACATCGAAAAACCTGCATCCGCTAAATATCAAGATAGCGTGCTGGCTTCCAACGACTCCTGCCTTATTGTCTGCGTTAAAGTCTAATGTGATATTCAATGAACTTCCTCCTAAGAAGAACTGATCATAGAATGGCTTTATAGACTCAGACTCGGCATCCAACGTGACTGTTAACGTGTAGTTTCTATTCTCCTTAAACGGCGCAGCGATAACTTTTGAACCATTCAAGTAATGTGGTCCCTGAGTTCCTTGATCGACTTCTAAAACAACTTCCTTAGCTGTTTGGACAACGGATCCTCCGATTGTGATCGTTGTATCTGCCCAAAGATAAGGTCTGTTGGTTGTTGCAGTTATTGAAGTTGGATTTCCTGAGGAGTAATCGCACAGCTGTGCAACGTATCCTAATTCGCATGTTACCGGCTCATTTTGAGTTGCAGTAAGTGTTACTGTTGTCGGAACACAACCTCTTAGAGTTCTTATGAAATTCTTTCCAGTACCTGAAGCAACCTTTGAGTCTTCAAGTGTGAAGCTAACTGGCGCATTCAGCAGTCCAGAAACCCATGGGCTTTGTCTTGCATCGTTGTTTATCTCCGTGATAAAGTAAGTTGTATTGGTGCCAGAAACTACTCCAACCGAACCTAATGCGAAGGCCAAAAGTCTAAAATCTTGAACTCTGTAGTTAAGAGTTCCAGTGTAATCTCTAGGTCCTTGCTCCATTACGCTCCAGTTTCTATTTGCAGTTCCCAAGTAACGTGTCTCCAAGAAGTTTTCGTTCTCGTCAACATCGTGACTCATTACCTGACCGGGCCAATATCCGTTTCCAGAAGTATTCGAGTACGTTCCGGATTCCATTAAGAGAGCAACCTTGTTCTGATCTGAAATAAATCTTGTCATTGTTTTTTACCTCCTTTCATCATGATGGGTTATAATAGGTATAACCAACATTAATTAATTTACTCTTGGGCGTTTCATCGCCATCTTCATTTATCTCAACTGAGTTTAAGATCTTAAAGTTATGAAGTCCATTGTCCTGACTTCCTGTTGTCGATAGGTACTGAATGTTTTTTAGTCTATTCACTACCTGCTGAAACAGCTTGTCTCTCTGCGAAATATTTTTACCCCAAATGCGTATCTCCATTGTCACCTCAGTGTCAATCGCGCTGGTTTGCATTCCTGCTCTGTTCGCGGTTAACTGAGTTATTCTAAGCGTAATTACAGGGTAATTAACTAATCTTTGAGGATAAGAGGTCATAACAAATTTCTCATTGTTTTGCCTAGAACCGCTCAGCGGATCAGTTATGTTGGAAGCTAGGTCTGACTTTATAAAGTAGAAAATATCACTTATGAATGTATCGCTTTCAACCATTTCCTCGCTTGGACTCCAACTAACTCGCTTGTTAGTTAGTAGGGTTAGACATTTGCTCTTTATATATGTTAAATTAAGGTGTATATACTACTTGATTTCTTGAGCCACTATCTTCTTTACTTCCTTGTTTACTCTCTTTGCCGTATTGCCGAAATGAGCTCGCGGTTGGATCTTGCTCGTTCCATATTCCAGATACTTCGCGTACTCTATATTTGTAAAGACAATTACTTCGTCGTCTGTTTTCCCCTGCTTAACGTCAACGCTGTTAAGAAACCTTCCTGTGTCGACGCTTGTTGGTTCACTTCTCTGTCCCGCGATAGATGCCTTGACCTCGTTTTGAATGAAGAACCCCGCATTAAAAAGCGCCTTCTTACTCTTCTCGAGCTTTGCTTTCTTTAGATTCTCCAAGAACTTTTCAACTTCCTTCTGATTTAAAACTTTAATTTCCATTTACTCTCCCAGCAAGGATCCGTTCGGAAGCCGCTCAATGTACATCTTTTTGTAAATCTTTGAGTTGTTAGTCTCGGCAGTAATTCCCCCAATACTCACAATAGAAAACTGCTCTTCATTTGGACTTCCAACGCCGACCTTGACTCTTAACGCGCCTGATTCAAATAGTAAGCTTCCGTGAACGTACATTCTTTGTGCCCAAGGGTTCATCTTACCTTGTTCAATTAACAGATTTTCATACGTACCTTTGCTGTTGTTTATCGGCAAAACTATCCCAGAAGTCCATACGTCATTTCCTGAAGGCGTTAAAACTAGTTCATCATCGTAAACACTCCCTATTGTTTCATTATAGTAACGAATACGGATCTGCTTACCTGCTCTTCCGATTAGTGTTTGAAGGCCATAAAATAACTGATCATTGATACCCATTTTAGCTTAAGGACTTAAGATATTGTATGTTCTGTCCTAGCATTTTTAACTTCATTTCTCCGAGTAAACGATACTGTTCCGCACTCAGTTCTTCATCTGCAGCCGTAATAGATAACTCGGCTAGAGATAACCCTGCGTTTGATGGGTCTGCTGCGATTAAGTCCAAAATGTCTGCCTTGGCAAAATCTACGATTGCCGGTTGATACTTATCAGCGATAGAGTTCGATCCAATATTATCTCCCGTGTAATTTGCAACGTGCTGTCGAGCCAAGTCTACAACTTGAACGAAAGTACCTGATAGTCCTCCGGGAATGTTTGTAAACGAATTGTACAAATAAGTTGCAATACTCCCAATGGTGCTTAAACTTTCTGCCAAGTAACTCCTATACGTATCTAACCATATATATTAGGCCAGATGTACCATTACCGAGACCAGAACCAACTAGTCTTAATTGACCGTTAATAACCGGCCTTACAAATGCCTGCGGGCTTCCAATTCCTCCACCAGTATTCGCGTTTCCGTAAACTATTGGGTAAACTGTTTGCATCATACTTCCAGCCCTAGTCTGAATTATTGTATTTCCTACTGCCGGCACCGTTCCAGATTCCATTAAAATAAGTGATCCTGTGTTTGTAAAGGTGTTGCTTCCAATGGTTACTGACTGGATAGTTCCGTTAACTACCTCTGGGCTGTAAACATCAAACAGTCCTGCAGCATCTGCTGTAAGACTTCCCACTCTGAAAATCGACTCCTTAACTCTTATATCACGTACCATTTTAAGCAGCTACACTCCCTAAGCAAATCCATGAACTTCCTCCGACGGCCAACCCCATGTAAATACTTCCAATAGTATAGTCTGCGGCAAATTGACTGCCGGCATTTACCGTAATAATTCCATCGGGATTTCCATTTACAAGCGTGACTGTCTGCCCTTGCGAGGCTAACCCGTCTACCATTCCTGTTTTTGTTCCTTTTACTGTACTTCCTGTTGTCATTCTTTACCTCCTTATCCTTGTTTTTTGATTATAATAAATTAAAAAATAAAAAATAAAATATGTTTTTATGATGTAGTGATCACACTAACTGCTGCACTTCTCAAAAGCTTAACGTCAAGTCTTTGCGTTAAAACTGCTCCCTCCATATCGTAGGTTGGCAGTGTAACCTGTTCCATACTGATGTCTCTCTTGATTGCAATTCCGTACGCTTTACTCCTGTCAAGAACATACGCATATTTAGCGTAAGTCGTGCTTGGAGCTGCGTTTGTAGAGAAAGCTGTAACATTCATGCCGTAGATAGTTCCAATGAAACCTCTCTGCAACATTTCAGTATTACCTACTTTCTGGAATTCAACGAAGGTATCAATATTTTGCAAGTCACTCAAAACTTCATATCCAATCAGTAAATCTGTTGGCATAAAGTCTGAATTATGCAAGTTCAAGATTGCCTGTGTGATGTTAGCAATTGTTATTGCTGTACCACCCGCGACAGTATTCGCTCCACCGTCAAGTGCTGTTAAGATGAGCTTGTTCTCATTCTCAGCAAATCTCCTTCCTGCCATCTGTATGTTCTCTCTCATTAGATCAAACTGGGCGTCTTCCATCATTTCTCTTGTAAGTCTGACGGCGATTCCATATTTAACCGGATTGAACGTAACAGTTGAGAAGTCAAGATTGCTCAATGGAACTTCTGCTCCTTCACCAACAGGTCTAACTAACCCCGTATTCTGGGTTACCAGATTGACAGTGAATGTACTGCCTTGAATTTGAGCCGGAGCCCAAACTTTAGCGGCTACCTCTCTTGGAATTAAAGCTTTTACTTGCTCTGCGATCAACTCAGGCATTATTAATTTAGGTATTAACAATGTGCCCGGTACTCCATCACCTGTAGAAATGTATTCTTTGATTTTTTCGAATGCCATTAGATACTTACATGGACGAGACCATAGTTGTTCGTCCCAGATGTTGCGTCACTCCAAGCTCTTCCGATTATTTTACCCGGAGGAGCAATAGATCCTACTGCAATATCTGCGACTACTCCAGATGTAAGGCTTCTTACTCCCGGAATGGTTCCAGAGACAAATTCTACTAAGGTTCCACCGATAAGCGAGCCTATGACCCTGCTTATAACGTAACCTCTTGTCAAAACTCCTACGTACTGATTAGTACCAGAAGTAACTGACCCCAATGCAACTCCGTTAAACTGATGCTGATTAATGCATGGCATTACTGTAACATCGTTTGATGTGTACGAGTCTGCTCCAGATGATACTGTGTTAAGTGCCCCAGACACGAAAACAAAATCTCCCGGGAGAACATCGCTTCTTACAGCTGCTGTGAATATTCTTGGCGCTTCACCATCACCTACGATAACTAGTCCGTTTGGATTAAGTGCTACCATTCATGTGTAAAGGAAGCTGTACCCATTGGGCCTTGTTCAACTTTAATTCTGAACTTGTCATTAAAAGACTCAGTAGCTCCGAACTTCTCCTCGCGTTTCTTTTCTACTGCTTTTGGTGTTTCAATGTTTTTCAATTGTTCAATCAAAAGCGCAAGAGTTCGAGTGTCAGTTTTTGAAACGTCCATTGCTTTTGTTTTCTTCTCAGAACACATCTGCAGATAAACATTTTCTAAATCCTTTCTCTCTTTCTCTTCGTAATAAGAAACTTTGGACGATAGTTCGTCTACTTTCTTTTGAGAAATTGCTAGCTGTTCTTTCAAGCTCTCAATTTCTTTTTCTTCCATTTTAGACCTCCTTACATTTTTTGATTCTTCAATTTCATCCTCTTCGTCTTGAACGGGAAGATCGTCAATATCTTCGTCATCCTCTCCGAATTTAGATGAATGTGAAACATTAGATTTATACGCCTCGGACAAAGCAAAGCCAAACGTTGCACCCGAGTCTGCAGGCACGGCAACTAAACTTAATTCTTTGAATGTAATTCCTCTTGGGATTAGAACGTCTCCTTCCTCTTCGATACTTTTTACTGTCGCTCCAACACTTACTGAGTTTATTCTACCATCACGGATCATTTCTCTAATTGATTTATCGACAACGTTTGCCTCGAAAACTATTCTGCTATTTGTTGTATCGTAGGCAGATTCTGTAACTCTGCCTTTAATCGACTCTACTCTGTTATCGTGGTCAACAAGAAGCGGTACACCTTTTAGTGTTCCGGCAGAGGCCTTTAATTCCTCCCTGACAAACTTGTGATTATTACCTGTGGTTGTCTCATTAATTGCAACACCCTTGATTATGAACTTATCAGCAAACGCAGTGCTTTCTGCAATAGGTACATTGTACTGTAGTTCAAAGAATTGTGGATTCAATTTCGTTCTCTCCTCTTTTTTTGATTGCTTAGGCATTCAGTTACCTCAGAAAGTTAACGAGTTTTCGCTTTATATACATTAAGTACATAAGTATATACCTAAGAAAATTGATTATTAGAATCAATCTGACGATAAATTCTTCTTAATCTTCGACGAGTTGTTCCAGCTCTTTCACCTACCTCATTGAGATTTGGAACCTTTGCGTGTCCTTCTATGTCTGCTACAGTACCTTGAAGTCTGTTTTCTACTGAAGCAAACATTTGCTGATCTGTTGAAGATACTGCAGTAGAATCAAATCCAGTGCCGCTCGTAATTATCCCATCAATCTGTCCGAGATTTCCCATTCTTTCAACAGACTTCCATGCTATGTTCGATTGCGTGGGAGTTAGATTAAGGGGTGACTCAGGAGTAACTAAGCTCCATGAACTAGTGTCGAATATCACATTTGATTCCTCTTCTTCATAAGAATATTTTGCAACTAACCCATCAACAACATCCCCTTTATTCCAAAGAGTTGATACCTCATCACTGGAAAGAGCCTTCTTATAAATTCTAGTTTCATCGACGATTATATTGGGAGAGACAATGTCTCCGTTTAATATTGCACTATCGCCGATTCTGAAAACTGCTGAGGGTACAAAGTCAAGAGAAGAAACGTCTGTTCCAACTGTGTCAATGATACCATCTAAGTGCAAGTAAACTCTCCTACTGGCTGCATCGTATACTCCAACAACGTGGTGCCATTGATTGAGATAACCCCATTTTAGTGGTGCAAAAAGAGCTGTCCCTCCTACTCTCACACCAAACAGAAAGTTAACGGCATTGTCACCCTTGCGAGTTATGTGCATTGCCTGCTGAAAGTTTCTTCCCATAATGGGCATCGATCCTGAGAATACATTAGTTAGTGGCTTAACCCAGCAAGAGAATGTAAAGCTTTGTGTGTAATCAAATAACAAATAGTCAGGATCTGTTCCAGTTCCTATTTGCACATTTCCTACCATCCCGTATAACCTCCTAGCCTTTTCTCCAACTATTCCGGGCTGAGAGAATGGCGTGCTTAATAACGTCTCAGTTCCTGAACCTGAATTATAAATGAAGTCTATCTCTGGTTGGGTAAGATTAAAATTATAGAATCTCACGTCGTCCATTATTCCTGAGAAAGGCAATACTCCGGATTGGAGTGCTCCTAAGTAGAGGTTTGAACTTGTAGTGCTAGTCGAGCCTGTGACTGCCGTAGTAACTGCCTGCAGAGATCCGTTGATATATAGAGCTGCATCAGTTGGCTGTTTCGAGGCATTAAAGGTTCGGTTCCCTATAACTGCGGTGATGTGAGACCATTGATTCAATGGAATTGATCCGGGAGTTATAAATTCTCGGCCAGCCACAGAGTTCATAAATAATCTAACTTGGCCGGTGGTTTCTAGATTGAGATACATTGTACCGCTGTAAGAAAACAAAACGTTGCGTGTTCCGAAATCATAGGGATATACCCACGCAGTAAAGCTTTGTTGTGCAGAGGAGTTAGAAACGAATCCTCCGTGTACCATATATGAATTTCCACTTCCATTAAACTCTACCCCTTGATTTAATTTACCAGTGACAAAAGAAATATTAAACCCGCTCAGATTGAACACATTTTCAGAAACGCCATTAACTCCGCTCCCATTACCATTCATATTCCAAACAACATGTGTTGGTACTCCGCTTAGTGTTGTCGTCATAGATCCCGTGTTAAAATTAGTGCCACTCGTGTTGATGAAATAAGAGAAACTCCCATTAGATACTATTGGCGAGAGAGTCACTGTTTCTATATTAGTTGAGGGTAATGGTAAAACTAGTGATGTGGCTACTTGATTTCCAGAAAAAACTAGTGATCCTGTTCCCCAACCATTAGCCGTAGTATTCGAGGTGTCGTCATAAGTCGTAGTATCAAAGGTCTCATTATAGATAACTGTGTTGTAACTTGGGTTTTGCCCTGTGTAATCTTGCCATGGTCCAATTAGCGGAACGCTCTCGTTGTAGACTGCAGGGCCAGTTGTGTTCTTATCAGCATCGTAGACTACATCACCAACGTGTTTACTGAATACAACTCTTTGCCTTGTCTCTGGATCAATAGCAATTGGCATTTAATCCTCCATTCTGAAAATGAATTTAACGTTTGTATTATTTTGTCCGCTTACTGTCAATAACAACTTTTCATTTAATTTAAACGGACTGACTGAAAAGCCAATCTGGTGACCTTCCTCATTCCAATCCTGTGTTCTGATGCAGATGTACGTTGTGCCGATGTACTCTTGAACATCATAAATAGGATAACCAAGCTCACTTTCTATCGTCACCTTAACAGGTTTATCTGAAGTTAAAATCAACGCTTCGAAGCAGCCAGTTAACTTTTCAGTCTCAAACTGCACAATGCCGTTAGCCATCGTATTCAGTTCGATAACAATATCACCCGGATAGCTCATCTGAGTCTTACTGCCCTCGTCATCAACTTCTATTTCAACTTTAACTTTCTCTTCAACTTCCATCTTCTTCAAATATTAACTCATCCATTTTTTCTGCGAGCTTCTGCTTTGCCTTTAGAGCACATTTTCCACACAGCCACCTCTTTCCGAATACAACAATCGCGAATTCTTCACAATCTGGCGCCTGACACAAAGGTCTGTTTAGTATTTGCATTATTCTACCACCGATAACAGAGAACACCTACAAGACGGATGAAGCGGAGGTTGATTGACACCGACTTGGAGTTCCTTTATCTTAAACACTTGCCCGTTTAGATCTAGGCACAAAGGACAGGTTCTTGGGCTAACTGCTGCTAGCCAGCGGACTTGCTCAATTCCGTTGTCCTGGTATAAGTTTACTAAACCTTGATTTGCCAGCCTTACAGTCTCAGATCTTGCTATCATGTTTGGTCTGGCTTCAGCGCTTAAAAGTAAATTATTCTCTTTGTCAAGTCGGTCTTTCAACGGAATCTCTTTTCTGATTTGGGCTTCAATTTCTCTTATTGTTTTATTCTCTTGGAATCCTTGTTTAAGGATAACTCTCAACTTGTCTATCTCACTATCGCTCAGCAAGCCCATCCTTAATTGCTGCTCGTCTATTGCTCTTAAATCTGTGAACTTATCCTTCTGTAAGGTTTGCAGAATCTTAAGTAAGTAGTCTTGATAATTAAATCCTTGAATTTCCTTTAAGTCTACAAATTCTTTTACTGACAAATTGGACTCGTCTTCTAAGCTTTCAATTACTTGCTTCTCGGCTGCGGATGGTTTTGCGCCGGGAACTTCCGGTTGCTGCAGTTTTTCTTCTCTTTCTTTTTCCTCATCCAAACCCATTTCTGGCTGTCTTAGAATTTTATCTGCGTTTTCAAACTCTAGTAGCTTGGCGATTTCTAATTCAGCATACCTTTTAAGATTTGGTGATGCTGTCATGCTGTTTACAATCATTAACAGCTGTGTGAGTCGTGCGTTTATCTCATCTTCAGTTGGCAAATTCCATGAGAAGTCAATCTCAACGTTCCATTTCGGGTTCTGCGCAAGCAGATAAGGTCTGAATATTTTGTCTTCGATTATCTCCTCTATTTCTTCTTGCAGCGAAGCGATTACACGATTCCAGTCATTCTCATTTGTTTTAGCCAAACCTTCTGGAAGATTGCCATTACCAAGTAACGCCTGTGGGATTAATGTTCCGTAGGACCACATCAACAGATCATCATCTTTTATCTTGAGTAAGTTATCACCGATACCTTTGAAGTCGATTGCACTTATCTTTACATTTCCGTCAGTAACCCACTCTGTTCGGTTAGTCAAGTATTGTAGATCTGAAGATAAAGAACTTATCAGAGCTGGTTTGACGACTTCGCCGGGTTGGCCTACTGCAATATGGATTGGCATTCCTGCTTTCCTGCTGATTAATTTGTGCCAGTCTTGCTCGATACTCACGATATTCTCAATAACTCTTTCATTAGGGTATAGTAATCCGTATCCGTAAGCCGAATCCGCTATCTTGTTTACTGGCAAGTGAGCTATTTGGTCTGGTGTAAATGGGATTATTTTATCCTTTGAAAAATTCTTCTTGGCACCTAAGTACTGATTGTATCCTATGACTTCGCCCTCTTCATCCCGCACAACATACATATTGTTTGCGTTAATAACTCTTAATTGATTTGTTTCGAAATCAATCTCCATAAATCCATTACCTTTTGCTAAGGCCTCGATTATCCATTCCCGCAGATGAATCTTTAGATTAGATTCTTTTATGAAACTACGGAGTAGTGTTGTTGCATTCTCATTGTTCGTGGTCACTTGCGCCTCGCCGACAATAGCATTGACGTACTTGTTAACCATACCCCATGCAAAGCCAACCTTCTTGTAGACTTTCTCCATGTCTTCAAAATTAAATGGATGCTCTACTCCGAGCTCTTTGGGAAACTTAACAAACTCGTCATTTACCTGTGCCTTTAGCTTTTCAGTTATCTGTTTAGGGTCGTTTCGTTTATCTACGATAATTATTCCCTTAACGCCAACCTCTCCTTTTTCTTTCACATAGATCTATATCTTTAAAGCTTTTAAATGTTAAACTAGATAGTATATACTAATTATATTATTACCATCTTCTGGCTGGGCCACCCATAATAATTGGCCTATAAGGTTCTTTTAACAAGAAGAACATTCTCATCATAATCGCGTCAGCAAAGTCTGGCGAACGTCCCATCATCTCCTTAATAATCTCCTTTGGGGTGACTTTTAGCTTTCCATCCTTATCCGCATCATGGCGCTTGATTTGCTCAAGATCTTCGATGATTCTTTTCTTAATCTCAATATTCTTCTCGCCGCATCCTATCTTTCCTTGATTGATTGCGTCCGCTAAGTAAAAGTAACACTGGGACTTAAGGTTTTGAAAGTTAGATGTGTTCTCGTTAGAGTTAAGCTTCTCTAATGGTCTGGAGTTGTTAACAAAGCCCTTCACACCCATTTCGTCTACTATTCCTCCACCTATGCCGTCCTCATCCACGATTACGTTATCTAGTTCTATTCCTTCTTGCTTGCAAATCGCTTCAATTAGTTGACGGACTTCCTTTAGACTCTTCTTCTGGAGAACAAGTAATCTAACAATGTACATATTATACCATACGCAGATAACGGTTTTGTCGTCTCCATACCTTGCAATGTCTGCCGTAATGTACTTTTCGTCTTTATGTCCGGGTGAATATTCCTTGTCAAACATCTCAAGAATCTTCTCATACTCAAATAATCTCGTAGGATCATCGTCGTACTCCCAGTTACCATACAGAAGTCTCTCCTTGCTGATTCTGTCAAGTTTAGATAGGTTTTCTGCGTAGTGATGCGGCATGTAGGGGTTATCTCCTACTAGCGCCTGAACAAACTTACGGTACTTAGGTAGTCTATTATCCTTCCAGTTCTTGTAGAATTCCTGATAGAGAAAGTTCTTTGTTGGGTTTGTGGCCGTTAAGAGTTTAGGAATGAGATCGAACTCGTCTAACTTATACCTCAGTCTGGACATTACTATTTCGTAAGCCTTTTGAGTTACTTGGCTTGCTTCATCTATGAATGCTCCAGTGTACTCTGTAGAACCTAACTCGTCGAACTCTGGGTCTGAAGGGTAAGCAAACAAATCTTTGAGGTAGATTTCACTCTCATTTGCGAACGTAATAACTCCTAGAATGGAATTGTATTTGTAATCTTGGTCTTTCTTTAAGCCGAAGTCCTTGCACGCTCTAAAGAAAGTTAATAATGTAGATTCCTTCAATGTCTTAAGATGCGCTCGGCCCATTAACCAACGGCTGCCTTGATACCTTAGACATGAGAATATTAGCCAGACACAGCCTAAGTGAGACTTACCGCCGCCGGCCCCTCCGCCGTATAGAATTTCAGTTGTTTCTTTGTCGTCTAAATAATTAAACGCTGTCAGCTGCTTCTTGCTCGGGGACCACTTCAAGTGTATTGTCATTAGGTTTAATTATTTCTATTTTGTACTGAGGAGCATTGTTAACCTCTTGTTTCAGGAAGTTAATCTCGTTTGTGATATTCTCAATATATCCTCTGTGTTTGCCGCGTGTTGTCAAGATGAACTTTATTGCCCAATCTACGTCCTTGTTTAGTTTGTTTAGTAACTTACTCTCAGCCAAGTCTAGAATACTCTCTTTTTCATCATTTATTAGTGACTGAAATTCTTTCTTTTCGATATATTCATACAGCGCTTTTCTTGTAACTCCTAGTCTTTGTGCGATTAGGGTAATAATCCCTCCGCTATCCTTGACTGCGCTCTTGAATTTTTCTTCCGTTATCTTCACTTGGACTTTACCTCCTGCTTATTGCCTAGTTGTCTCTTCACCGCTTCGATTCCGTCCTCCATTACTATGTACTTATAGTAATACCCTTTGAACTGGTAGACTTTCTTCTTTACGTAGATTAACTGAGTATAACGCTTCGAAAGGTAATCATCTAAGATTTCTCCTTCTTCCAAGAGATCAAAGTTCTTTAAGTCTGAATATTTATTCCAGTCTATCTTCAATGGGGCGATTTCCTCTTTTACGTAACCATACTTCTTCCGCTGCTTTGTGACTTCTTCTTCGTAATATGTTTTCCATTCATCGTAAGCGACTTGTGCTGCGAATGGAAGTCCTTTTTGCTGAGCTTCAAGTCTTTTTTCTGCGAGAAGTTTTCTAAATTTATCCTCTGCTGTTAAAACTCTTCCCTGAGGAGTTTCAATTGGAGTGATTGGATCTGCCCCTGTGACTTCACCCGGCGTAGGATTTCTCACTATTTCATTCATGCGTGCTTCACCTCCTTTGCCTCTATTCCACTTTGAATCTGAATTTTTAAGTCTTTTATCCGTGCTTCGTTTTCTTTTATCTTTTCCGAGATTAGTGAGATGTTACCATTAAGATTTGCGAGCTCGATCTTTCTATTGTATGGACGGATCTCATCTTCATACTCGCACTTCTTCAGATAGAATTCTTTTGCCAAGAGCTGCATCTTTTCGTTTTCCCTCAGATCGAGTAATTCTTTGGTTAACCTGTTGATAGACTTTTCGCAGATTGATTTCTCCTCTTTATTCAATGGCCGTTTCACTTTTAACTTTCTCCCACCACTCCGGGCTTTGTAATTTAATTTGCTCGTCGAGTTTATCGCGAATTAATTTGTTAAAGTCAAACAGAGGATTCTCATTTATAAAATCAATTTGATATGCTCTGAATCCTACCGCTTTTTGAACTACCCTTAACTTCGGGTGTATTCTTCCTCTCATAACTTATTAATGTAACAACTAGTTTATAAATATATCTATTATTTAGGATACTTCAAGGAATCAATGTAATCGTCATCGTCGTACTTTTCTGCACAATCTGCGAGAAGTTGTTGGTTGGCTGAAGGCAGCCAGTTTCTTGTGACTCCGGGATTTTGTAATTCGATTATATCATATTGCGCTTCAAGCAGCCCGTCCTGTGCATCTAGCAATATATTCTGAGCGCAAACTCTTATGGTAATAGGATCCTCCGGCGCTTTTAGTATAGAATAACAAACGATTGCTGTTACGACAACGCCCAAGAGGAGTCCTAATCCGAAAGCTTCTCTGAGTTTTATATGTGGTTGAACCATATTCTACATACGTTATATAAGTATATAAATCTATCTGTTCTCAATCGCGAAGATTAAGTTTTGCGCGGAATTATCCCAAGTAAGCAATTTAGCTGTTTCTAAAGCCTTACTAGATTTCTCTTCGGTTAACCGAGTATCCTCGAACGCTTGTCTCATCGCAACTTTTAAAGCACCGATGTCCGGGGTTAACCATTTTATCCCTTCATATTGCAGCTCATGTTTTACTTCAGTAAGCTCTCCTCCAATTACCCATCCGTTAGAATTATCTATGAAATCTGTTTGTCCGCCGAAGTTGGTTGTAATCACTGGGAGCCCGCAGGCACATGCTTCCAAGCACGGAATGTTAAAGGCCTCTGCACGTGTTGGACTGACAAATGCGTGACACTGGTTGTAAATTTTGACTAAGTCTTCGTACTTGATGAAGTCTGTAATAAATCTTATTTGCGCTCCTTCTTTGTTTCCAAGTTTGCTCATTATCTCATGAATGTTTGGGATGCCGTAAGAAGGATTGATCTTGATAACTAATTCAATGTTTTCATTTGCTTTGAATTCTTCGCTAAACGCTTTAATTAAATATTGGATGCCTCCTCTGTCTTCTAAGTTCCTGAACCCTTTGTTCGCAAAGAATCTGAACTTGTCTTTTGGTTTTTCCATAGGATAAAATTTCTCTAGATTAACTCCGTGGGGAATTATCTTTAATTTATTACTGAAATATTCTATGACTTTATGATTTTTTGCTTCGACAGTATTCGCGGTGTTAATAATGGCGTCATAAGTATGCTTACTTGGAACTATTACATATTTAATCTCGGGGTTTAATATTTCGTCGATAAAACTTAATGGAATCTTATCGCCTTCCCACACGAAGTAAACGATATTTACCTTATTGGTAGAGTGCATTCTCCAGCCGGATGGGTTTGTTATTATCAAGTTAGTGTCATACTCTTTTGTGTTCTTGACAGCGTTTAATTCACGATCATTTAAGTGGATTTCCATTCCCGCAGGAATATTTGTAATTAACTTTACTTCTGTAAACTTCATTAGTGCGTTCACTAGTCCCCTTGTGTGGCTGTCATACCCTGTGCCGCCTAAAATTGTTCCGATTACGTTTATGCCTTTCATATTTTGTTTGCTAAATTTGTCTCCTTTAGTCTTTCAGTTTCGCTTGGAAACCAATCTGATTTAAATATCTCTCGTAGTTTTTCTTTGTTTTCCTTCGTGAACTCTTTGAGCACCGCTTCATTAATTTTAATTAGTTCATTGCTTTCTGCGAATCTTTCTCCTCCGCTTGGAGTCATCTGATGCCAATTGACTGCCTTGGTGTTGAATCCCATCTTAAATCCAGCCATCTGAATTTTATAACTAAATAATTGTTCTTCTCGGAACCCGTGCTTAGTCAGCCTGTTCGGTGTATAGTTAACGCCGGCCTTGTGGATTTCAGTTTGATATAGCGCGCAGCTCCTGAAGTGATGAATTGGTAAAATTGCTTTGTCTACGTACTCCATTCCGCAGTCATCACCATTCCAAATATAGTTTCCTTCTTCATCTAAGACCACGCGGTTTCCAACTCCATTCAAGAATTTACTTTCTCTCTTGAAAGATGGAAAGTTCATAGCAATCGTTACTCCGGAGGCCAAGTGGTATCCTTTTTGGATTACTTCAAATAACTCTTCGATGTAATTTGGTTCCAAAATAACGTCGTCATCCACTCGGAGAAAATACTCGTAGTTTTCTGGGTTTGCCCATTCTACAATAGCTTGCCGCGCTTTGCTAACTCCGTGCGGAAAATCTGTTCGCTTGTAAAAAACTTTAAATGACTCTATTCTCATTCTTGTTAGTATGCAGTTCATAAAATGATAAGTCTGAATTGGTGTTCCAGAGAAGTCGTCCAAGATGTAAACATCAAAATCTTTAATTGTTTGATTCCTGAGACTTAACAACAAATGTGAAAGCTCGCTCGGGCGATCTTTGTAGTTAATTAACACCGCTATTTTATTTTGTGCCATTTTAAAAGCTATATGATTCTCCTCCGTCCACTGTTATCACTGCACCATTTATATGTTTTGCTATATCTGAGCAAAGAAAGGTAACTATCCCAGCAACATCTTCAGGTTTTCCAATAACTTTCGGGTTATCTGGAAAAGGCTTGCCCACATCGATATGGCCCGGACAAATAACATTGAATGTCACACCCTCATATCTTCCCGCTAAAGATTTCATGAAAGCAATTTGAGCAGTTTTCGCCGCAGTAAACAAAGGATTTGGCCCCTTCTCTTTACCATAAATAGAACTTATTGCGATAATCCTTCCCCAATTGGTCTGCCTCTCTAAGAACTTTTGGGTGAGCTCTCTTAACACGTGATAATTCAATTTCATGCACGAGTAATCTTCCTCAAATCCAGCCGTCCCGAATCCTCCGGCGCAATGAATTACTATATCAAAATCGAACTCAGGTATTTTCCACAAGCCTTTCTTAAGATCAGCTCCTTCTCTCCTACTCCAACTAGTAACATCAACCCCTTCCGCTTCTAAAGCCTCTTTTATTGCTAAACCTATGCCGCTCGAACCTCCTGTGACAAGTGCTTTTTTTCCTCGTAAGTTAAGTTCCATATTCTCTTAAATCGTATTTAGTTAAGTCTAACTCTTTTGGAGTTGCATAGAGGATGCCTCGATACTTTTTTGTATCATTTGTATAGGCGTACTTTAAGTTATCTAGAGCAACTGCATAGGGAGCGATACCATGTGTTGTCAGATCTTCGGGCGTCATTATGTCACAAGTTTGCCTCTCGTTGTGATAAAACCTGAACTTTGGATTAACCTTCAGAATATCCTCTTTAATTAAATCAAAATTCAAGTGTTCTCCGTCGTATACTAGGTGTCCTAATCCACCGACGTCAAAGTCGTGAATCATAATTAAACAATTACTGAATCCTTCTAAAGCTTTTAATTCATTCTTGACAACCCATCGTTTGTCCGAAGTAAGTTTGGGATCGTAGAAGTGAGCATCTAGAAAGAAAAGAACTGGGGGAACACTTCTTGTTTTAGTTTTAAAGCTACTTAAAAAGGAAGCGCTGTCATCTAAGAATAGAGACACGTTCGGCAGCCCTTTAAAATTTCTGTGGGCCTCCATGAAATTGTCAATATCTTTCTCAACCGTTATCACCGACTCAAAATACCGACTTTGAAATCTGGCGTTGATTCCTTTAAACGTTCCGGTTTCTACGTATTGTCGAATATCAAATTCGTCTCTTAACATTAAGACTTGTTCTTCGGCTTTCTTATCAATCCACACCAATTTTCCACTTCTCCTTGAACCTCTTTCGGTTTCTTTGCTTAATTTGTTCTAAGTCTGCGCGCTGCTCGTTAACGTGGGCTGTCATCCAGTGGTGCTGAACCCAATAGTCTGCTTGAACTAATTTTAGTCCTTTCTGCATTACATTGTAACAGTAATCTACGTCGACCAAGTCTCCTATTTCGTATCCCTCATCATATCCGCCGATCAGCTCAATAGTCTTATAAGGAACAAAGCAAGCCCATCCTCCTATCCAATTAAATGGGTTTCCCAGTTCATACGCCACTCCCCAAGCTCCAAGCGGCGCAACCAACCCTATTGAAGGATTCTTTGACATCTCATGTAGCTCCCACATCCAATCTCTTTTGTAAAGTCTAAAGTGAACTACATCCGTTTGCGTCAAGTACAGATCGCACTTCATCTCCTTTGCCAAATCAAACGCAAAATTATACGCTTTCAGTGGACCTTCCTTCTTAGTGTGTTTAATAATGAAATCTACTCTAGGAAACAATTTGGGTAAGAGATCGGCGTATTCCTTACTCCCGTCGGTAGACTCTGATTCAATTATCAATATCGTATAGTGCGGATAAGCGGTGCTGTTAATTATTCCGTTTATGGCGTACTTGAAAGCTTCAAAATCGTTGTGAACGGGCATCGCTATCAGGATTTTTGTTTGACCCATTCAATTACCTCCTTGATTCCATCTTCTAAACTAATCTTTGGCTTGAACCCAACTAACAATCCGTTAGAGGCCATCACACGACTCTTTTTGCCCGAGGCCTTAGAAAGGTTGTACTTGATTTTAATCTCTTTTCCTATAGAATCTCTAATGATTTCTGCTACGTTTTTAATTGATGCTTGAGGTCCTGTGAGGTTTATCGGGAAGTTTGGCATCTTTTTCATAGTCTTAATCATCCCGCCAGCAACATCTTTCGCATTAATGAAACTTCTTACCTCTCGTCCATCTCCCCAGACTTCGAGTTCTTCGTTGTCTAATGCTTTTCTAATCAGTGAAGTTATCACCATTGCGTCTGGATTGCTAAAATTATCATATCTCCCGTAGACATTGGCCGGCCTCACCACGCAGTATTTTGTTCCTTTTGGGTACTGAATTCTCATAGCTTCGATTAGTGTTTCCGCGGTTTGTTTTGCCCACGCCGGATACTTATCGCTATCTGGGTTCTCAACAGCAATCGAACTTGTGTAAAGAAACTTCTTAACGCCGTGAATTTGAGCCGCCAATATCATATTAGTATCGCATTGAAGCATTGGTCCCATGAAGTCGACTGGCCTTTCACTAGTCATTTTTGGATTGCCTTTTACGCCCATTAAATGATACACCTCATCAGCTCCTTCGCACAACTGAAGGCAGTAATTAAAATTCCTCAAGTCAACTGGAACATCGTTTTTTATGTCCGCACAAATAATAGTTACATCTCCTTTATTTAATTGCTCAATTAATTCTCTTGCAATCATTCCACGACTTCCAGTTATGATTATCCTCTTCATACTTCTTTCCTCTTTTGATTCAACAAATCTTGGAGACTCTGCTCAAAAGATATTGAGGGGAACCATTCTGGATAATGCCGATTAAACTTCGTGCAGTCTGGAATTTGAAGTGTTACATCGTAAGGCCTTAGGAGCTTAGGATCTTGCCGGATTTCTATGTCCTTTCTTGTACTTAAGCCAAGAAGATAGTCTAACATCTCTCTAATGGTTTTAGTTGTATTTCCTCCAATATTGTAAACCTCTCCGTATCTTGCCGGCTTCGTTAAGATAAGATAATACGCTTTTACTGCATCTCTTGCATCCGCCCAAGTCCTAACTGATTCTAGATTACCGTGCCATAAGACTGGCGATTGTTTGCCGGCCTCTATCTTAGCGATCTGTGTTGCGAAGTTTACCTCTGCACTTAACATTTTTCTTCTATACGAAAAATGGGTGAACATTCTTGTTCTTATCGTCTTTAGCTTATAATTCGTGTAGTACATCAAAGCCAGCATATCGGCACCTACTTTTCCAACGGCATACGGATTGCAGGGGTTGAATCTACAATCTTCTTTAATCGGAACTAAGTCTTGAGTGACTAAACCATAAACTTCACTTGATGAGCAAACGTGAATTACCGGGTCATAAATGAAGGTCGCTCCTTCTTTATCTGAAAAATAACTATGCTCTGCAACAGATTTCTGCACCATTCTAACTGCTTCTAAGATATTAAGTGTTCCTAGCGTATTCGTTCTAATTGATTCTTCTGGATGGTCGAAGCTGTCTCCAACGTACGACTCGGCTGCAAGATGAGAAATAGCGTCTGGCTTAACTTGTCCAATTACTTTTAAGACATTTCCGAAGTCATTTAAATTCATCGGAATTAAATTTATTTTGTCTTTGATGTGCCTTATGTTTGAATCATCCTCCGTCCAGCGGTAAGTACCATAAACTTCATCTCCTTTCTCTAAGCAAAGCTCTGCTAAGTGACTTGCTACCATTCCGTTGATTCCTGTTATTAAAATCCTAGCCATTTGTTCCTCTTAAAATTGTATTTCTTGTCAAAGCATTTTTCATGGTAAGCTTCTGAAGGTCTTGTACAATCCTGCCAAATCCAACAGACCTTCCCGCATTCATTACATCTATGATGAGAAGGATACGCTGCTAAGAATCTTAGGAAGAAAGGGGCTGGCGGTGTGAACCAACTGGGGTTACCTGCGTTTATGAATATGAACACTATTAAAACAAGAAATAACATAAGCAGGAAAAATAATATCATCTTCTGGCAACACACCTCTTTTCAAGTGTGCTTCCTTCCTCGCTACATTCAACTTCAACATATAGGGGTTGATAAGTCATCATTTTTAAAGCTGGATTATACATCCAATATCCTCTGTCGGTTGTACAGAACTCTTCATATTCGACACATGAAGGGAGGGAATGTTGAATTAATAAACCGGCCAGAACGCAAGATACAAGTAAGGCCAATACTAAAGCTAAAATTATAAGCACCTTCATTTTGTCTCTCCACGCGGAATGTCATTAAAGTCCGCACTGATGTATGTTTCACAGCTAGCGTCAACAACAATCGTTCCTCCAAGAAATATTCCGCCATGAACTATCCTTCCGGTTCTAAAAACTATATCTCCCTCTTCGAAATCATAACTCTGAGACTCTCCCGTATCTAGGTTTGTCATTACGTAATCCCTTACCTTGCCTTTCATGATGTACATTATCTCGGCGTACAAATGCGAGTGCCCTTCTTTTCCTCCTAAGTAACAATCTTCCTTGACTTCTAAGATTTTAAGATTTCGGATTCCAAGCTCACCATTCATAATTTCCATTATTCTTCTTCTTTCGTCTTCGTGGACTTGCTTAATTTTTCTAATTACCACTCCTCTCATCGAATTACCTCTTTTTGCCGGGAAGCAATTAACTCATCCTTTAATTCCTCATTGTATAAATCGCTGTGCTCGACGATTACTGTTGGGGTTTCTGAGATCGTCGCGTCCTCGTAAGCACCGACTATTTGGTCAGCTCTCGTTAACTCTACTACTTTAATATGTTTGCACATTTCTCTTAAAGCCTTTGTATAGTTCTGACAATGTTGCGGACCGGGCATTAGAGGTTTTGTAGATCCAACGCACGTCCTAATAATTAATCCCTTCAATTTGAATTGGTTGTCCGACATTTCACTTAGTTTATCCATGTGATTGACGAGCTGATTAACGGCCAGAATAAGAAAATCCATTCGCGGGTAGACTGAACATATTTTCAAACCTTCTAAAGCCATCCCTGTAGACATTCCCATTTGCATTTCTTCAAAAACTGGCGTTTCAATTTTTATATCATCAGAAAATTCTTTAAATGTGTGGAACATACTCGTGCCACCAAATCTAACATTCTGTCCTAAAAATATATGGCCCTTTTTTTCTAAAAGTTTCATTGCTCTCTTTAATTCTTCAAGATAACTTACCATCTCTCCTCCTGATAATCCAAATAACATCATCAAATATTCCCTCTACTTGATTGTATTTATTATAATTTGGGTTGTTATATTCAACTTCTACAGCAAAGACCTTATTATCTTTGATTGCGATTATATCTGGAATTACCTTACCTATAGGGATTGTTCTGAATCCTTGTTTTTTTAACTCTTCGCATTCCTTTAATATTCTTTCATAAGCTTTATCTGCTGGCTTACCTGTAAAACTTTTTAAATTATTGATTAACTTTCTTCTAACTTCTTCAGGAAATTTCTTCTTTATTCCTCGTTGGTAATCTCTTTTCCCTTTGTTCCATGGAACCTCTCCTTTTTTAAATTCTGTTTCTGGGGACTTTCTCTTTCCAATTGCCTTATTTCTTATTTTTTCTCTTGTTTGATGCGTTTGTGTTTTTCCGTACATCGGGTTGCTTGTTCCTTTATTATTATGTTTCGCTAATTTTCCATAGTCGTTTCCTTTTGTAAATCCAACAATTCCTAAGCATAACTTACATTGACAATTTTCTTTATGTTTGTATCCTTTTGGCATTAGAAATTACTCCCATCTTGTTTAATATCTTCTTTGAAATCTACGAACACCCCACATCCGTAATGGGGGTAAGTTCTGACGTATTGAATGTATTTAATCATCTCCGGATAAAGTTGACTATATGTTTTCAATACGTCTCTAACATCGTATCCCCAAGCCTCTGAAGTGTGCGTGTCTGTGCTTAGTCCATTATCTTCAATAACAAAAGTAATTGGTAAATCGTTAGCGGAAGCGTATAAAAGTGCGTCTTTAAATATCCCTAGACTTGCTGTCATATCGCCGATAAAACACCATACATGTGGTAAGTTTTGAGGTTCTACTTGTATTTCTTTTTCCAGTTCATAACCAGATTCTTCTACTGCGGCTTTCACTTGACTCTTGATTTCATCTGCGATAGCAGCCTGCTTTAGTTTAATTCCTAATGCAACGCCGAGGGCAACAGGAATAGTTCCGCCGACAATAGCGCTTGTAATAAATTTGTGTTGAGAGTTCATAACATGGATTGATTTGTTATCTAAAATCCATTGCTTCAGCCAGTCCTCTGGAATTCCCTTAAGCAGCGCGTGATAATGACTTCTGTAAGTTGAGAATACCCAGTCACTAGGTTTTATCTCTTTAAATAATTCGATTAGAAAATCCTCAAGCTTTCCGTCGACACTTCCACTCAGATGAATTGGTGAGCGCAACTTTCCTTGCTTGTACATTTCTACTACGTCTTCTTCAAATTTTATTAGTTCTTCCTTTGTTTTCATTTGAGTTCGACTCCAAGCTTCTTGTAGAAATCTCTTTCGGTTTCCAAACATGTCTCAATCACGCTAATTGATAGCGATGTCTTCCGTTTAATCCACGCTATCAATAACTCTTTATCAATACCTACTTTTTCTAACACTTCCACTGAGCGGGCAACCTTTCTCAGATCTTCCTTCATATTCTCAATAGGATCGCCTTTTTCAACGACGTTAATTAAATTCTTATCCTTAAGAGAATTAATTGTGTTCCAAACGGCTTCTTCATTTCCATGTTCGGTTGTTTCAATTACATATCTCATTCTGTTGCTTCCTCGATTTTTATAAATAGTGTACCCGTTCTTAACAATTTCATTGCGTATTTCCTTGCTGCTTCTTGGCAACCTTCTCCTTTAAACGATCGAATATTGTGGCATGATACTCTAACTACTTTGGTTGTTTCTCTCAAAATAATCCTCCCACTTTTATTAAGAGATAAGCGACTGCTAATAGTAAACAACCAAAAGAAAATCCTATAAACCACATTAAGTAATCTTCAATGCGCATTAAAGGATTCCTCCAAAGTCGTATCCAAACTTTTTAGTATGCTCTGCGTCCATGTAGTCTAATTTCAAGTCTTTCCGCTCGCCGACAATGTTGCTAATGACATTCATCGCTTGATTCCTAACGCGGTTGATAGAATGTGTAAGTTTCAATAACTCAAGGTCTTGTGCTTCTCCGCGCCGTGCTTTAGCTTCGTTCGCCCAAATTAGTTCGTTGGCAAGAATATTAACTTGGATTGCTCGGAACAACTCCCCGGAATTTTTGCCTAAAAACTGGCTGATGTCGTGCATAATTTCTTTAGCTTCCTTCTCGTATTCAGCTTTGTTCTCGGGAATTTTAATTGATTTTAATGTTACAATAGAAAGACGGTCACACAGTTGCGCTATCGTTGGTAAATATTTTCTCTTTTGAACTCTTTTTTTTTGCATCCCTAGTAGTATATACTGGGATATTTAAACTTTGCTATAGAGAAATAGCTGATGAGGAAATAAAAAGTGTGTTGGCGTCTCCAATCTAGTGAGGCCTTTCTGTGTGAATTGTGAGTTCCACCAGTCTTTAGTTCGGAACACTTTATGAGTTTTATCGTTCATTAAATTGGGATCGCCGATTACTGGAACGGAAATTAGCAAATACTTATTAGATAAGTTAATCAGTCTATTAACTACGCTATCAAGTTGAGATTCTTCTAAGTGCTCAAGAACATCGTAAGCAATTACTAAATCGGCTGGTGAAACTTCTAAGTCTTTTGTTATGTCTCCTTGCTTGATTGGTGTAATGGCGTTATCTACTGCCCATTGGCTTAATTCGATTCCTTCACACTTTAATCCCACGATCCGCATCGCCGCTACTCGTGGACCTCTTCCGCATCCGACTTCTAAAACACTTTCCGGCTTGAAGTATTCCTTCCAGTGATGTGCATCTACAAAATGTTTAACCTCAAGTCCTCTATTGCCGAAGTAAAGTTCATCACGATTAACTCCAAATTTATCTAATAATTGTTTCGGTAACTCAACTGGATCGAATTGACTCTTAGGATATGTTCCAAATAAATGCGCGTAATACCAGCTCTTCAAATATTCAGGAGTGTGCATGTTTGATTTTTTAAGATGGTTGTCATATCTTTTTTTAATTTCCCACATGTTAGGAGTATAAGCAAGATGCCAGATTGTCGTGCAGTCCGTGCCGCCCATTGATTGCGCCTTAACAGATTCATTTTTTCCTATAAGAACGGGGTGCTCCACTTCTGGATAGTGATCTGCACATTCAATTTTAAACAATCTATTTGGAACCCAGTGTGTTTTCACAGTAGCGTCTTCATGCCCGAAGTCGCCGATCAGATGTCTCATCTTAACAGAATAAACACCTTTATCTGCGGTTTGGATAAACTCTCTTACTTTACTTAGATCTTCAACTATCTCATCGACATCCAAGCATAAAGCCCAATGCTCTGGAAACTCTTTCTTTAAATAATTAAGATAAAAGTTCCTTTGCTTTCCATTCATTGTCTTATCTTCTTGGTCATAAACTTGAGCTATCCAATGCCCTGCAGGAAATTTCCTTCTAAAAATCTGATACGATTCTGAATAATTAATTTCTGGTGAAGGCTCAAGCCCTTCGCAAAATATTAGTTCATCTGCATCTTCAACTGAATCCAGACACATGTCTATAAATCTCTCGCAATTCTGGCCCATTACAACCACTACAAGTTTATTGTCTTTCATTGAAGAATTTGTCCTCCTCGTTTCTTTGTTTCATTTGATAAGCTGAGTGACTTTTAGGTCTGTACGTCTCAACTAAGTAATTCCTAAAGCTTAATAAATCTTCACTTGATAGCTCTTTTGTTCGGATAGTGACTTCTGTGTTTCCGCCCTTTTGGCCATAAGCACCAAGGCCCTCTCCGTTGAAAGTAATATCTACGAAGTTTTGTTTTCTATCAATCGCGTCTCTAATCTGTGTACCTTTATAGGGGTAATAGATTGCTGCTTGAACATCGCAAGGGAGAGAATGTTGAATAAACTTCTCGGTCTCTTTGAGTGTCTCCCAATTCTCGCCGGGAAGCCCCAGTAAAATAAATAACTTAACTGGGATGCCGTATTTATGCGCCCAAGTTACGAAGTCATAGTTCTGGCTGATTTTCGTTCTCTTTTCAATGTTATCTAAGATCTTCTGACTTCCTGATTCGGCACCAAACGCGATCTCGGCGCAACCAGTTTCAGAAAGCATTTTCATGAATGGTTCACTCATCATTCTTGCTTGTCCGTTGCATCTGTAAATTAAGTCTCTCTTCTGCAATTCCCTACAGATGGGCTCAGTTATCTTCGGAGCTAAAGCAAAAATATCATCAAAGATGTATACTCCTTCGTAGCCCAATTCTTTAATATCGTCTAGCTCCATGCAAATCTTTTCTAAGGGTGTCTTCTTCACGGTTGTCATTGCATCCTCACAGAAATGGCACCTCTCTGGGCAGCCTCTTGCTGTTAATAGCGTACTTGATTTCCGACCCTTTAATTGATAACCGAACCCTGACAGATATTCTTTACATCCTAATCTGTCTGGTCGTGGCAGCTCTGCGATCTCTTTGGCCGTTAAATGTTCGGTAATTATTCTTTGAGAAAGAGGGATTTCTCCACGAATTATTCTTGGTAGGACTTTTTCACCATCATCAGTCACTATATAATCCCATGGCTCCGCAATCAGGTCAGAAGTATAGTACTTAGCATGTGGGCCTCCGGCGATAACTATTTTATCTGGATACCTTTTCTTAACTGCTCCGATAAAATCGCTAGCTAAAGTTCTTTGAGGTGTCATGATAGAAACGCCTATATGAGAATATGTCTCCAGAGATTCATTTGACCACTCATCCGTAACTTTGGATCTTATGCCTTCTTTGTTAAGGTTTCCCTTTAAATATAAGTTAGCTAAGGCTGGGTAAATTTTATCGTTATCCAAAAATGGACTTCTAAGACTGACTAGCAATACGTTTTCCAAGAGCTGATAAGATTAAATTCTCCCAAGCCAATCCTACAATATTATTAAAATCGTATTGCTCACGGACGGCCTTTCTTCCGTTTAGACCCATCTGTTTTCTCAGCTCAGGGTAGCGGTACAGCTGAATTAACTTGTCCGCAGCATCATCTATGTCTACCAGACCTCTTTCAACATGCCACCCCCCCGTAGTAGTTCCGTTAGCAACTAAATTATCATACTCCTGTGCAGGTTTATCGAAGAAACTTAATTGCTGCGTGCCTACTAGTTTTGCACCGAATCCTGCTTGATTATGAACTATTAGCTCCTCCGTAGTTGTATAGTCTGTCACCACACAAGGAACCTCGGCAGACATTGCTTCGATTATTGGAATGCCGAATCCTTCCCCACTCGTTGAAAGGAAGAAGGCATCAAATAGATTGTAAACTTCATTCATTCTGCTTTCGGGGAATCCGTTTAAGGCATTCATACCCGTGCTGATTATTCGATTTTCTAAATTGTAGCGTCTTATCAACCTGTATAAATCAACTGGAGCTGCCTGATCCTGAAAGTCTGTGTGCATTAAGATAACCCAATTCTGCATCAAAGAATTATCTTTTAATTTGTTGGCGAGAGAAAAGATTGTTTTAATGAACTTATCAGGCATCTTCCTTCCCTGATTTCTCATAACTGTTCCGATTACAAACTTATCTTTCAAACCCCATTGAGATCTGAATTTTTGTCTTTCCTCTTCGGGTAATTTAAAAATTTTCTCAGGGTTTACTCCGTGTGGAATATATCCGGTGTTGAGACCATAATAATCTTTTACTTGTTTCTGAGCAAATTTAGACATCGCTACAGGGTAGTCAACTTTCTTTAATATTACTTCACAGTGGTTTGGCAGCCCAGCTCCGCCGTCTGAAGGATACCAAAACGCAGATTGAGCAGGACTTAAGTCTATTCTTCCGAACCATCCATCATTTCCGTAAAGCATAAACGTATCGAGTAGAATGATGAAGAAGTCAATTTGATACTTCTTAAGTAGATGGGACATGTTATCCTGAAAGTAAGGCATTTTGTGTTGTCCGTGAAGATGAAAATTAATTACTGTTCCGTCCTCTAATACTCCTTCCTTAAACCCTAGGCCGCTTAATCCTGAACAAAAGTAATGGACTTCAAATCCCCTTCCGGATAGGTATTGCGCTAGCTGCAGGGATTGGTTCCTAAATCCTGTCTGAAAATTAACAGAATCGGAAAGAATGGCGACTCGGATCTTAGACTCTGACATCTTCAAACATGTACTCCTTTGCAGTTTTCTTTATGGTCTCAAGGTCACAACCTGATGTTAATACGAGAGTAGTTCCTCTTAATTCTATATCGTATGCGACATTTTTTACTAGAAGTGCAATCTCCTTTGGAATCGCAATGCCATACACAGGATACTCACCAGAACGTATCACTCTCACCTTTGCCCTCATCGAAGAGTATATACTGCTGAGTTTATAAATCTTGCTCAAAACATCTTCTTAAGAATTCTAATTGATTTTTTTATATTTCTTCTGGCTCGGACAATATTCCTTAGCTGTAATTTTAGCTTTGTATTCTTTGGGCGCTTTATTGATTTTATCTTGCCTTCGGCTCTTAGTTTAAGAAGATACGTCTTTATTTTCTTCTCTTCTATTTTCAATCTTTCAATCAGCAAATCTTTTTTACTTTTAGTCGGCGCTATCTTAAAGAATTCGATATTGTCTTTAGAATGGAATATTGCCACATCTAACAAGATTTTCATTTTGACTTACCTCCGCACTCTGTACAGTAAATATAGTTTCCGTCAGTATAAAAATATTCCTTTGTTTTCTTTCCGCATTTGTCACACTTGTGTTCACGAGCCGCAGTTATCTTTTTCATTTTCCCCCATCAAATCGTTTATTGTTGTTCCTTCGATAAAATTAATTGAATCGTTAATTTTTATTTCTAAAGTTGTTAAGTCTATAGGAACTTCAAATATTTCTCCGGCTTTTAAATCTCTTTTCGCAATTCCTATTATTTTAGATTTTCTCATTTTATCCTCCAGAAGCAGGTTAATTTTCCTGTGATTGGGCATGGTCGAATAGAGTCCTGAATGACGAGTCCGGCTTCTCTGAGCTCTAGCACGCGCGGAGTTACTCTGTTAATTGCCCAGTTTAGCTTTCTGGATAAGATCGCATTGTTGGCGCTGTCTAAATTCTTCAGCATTTGGTAGACCTCTTTTTGTTTGTCTCCAAGCTTATCGTAAATTTCTTTGTAAGCGCGCAGACTCGTAGCGCTCACTCCTTTGGCTTCATTCATTTTGGTTCATCTCCCATTGCAAAAGAGTAATTCATATTATTTCCCACCTATATAATTCTAATAACTTTTCATGTCTCCTATGTCCGTGAAAAGGACTAAGTAAACAAGGCAATACAACAAAATATCTAATAAAAAAAGTCTTGGCGTTCATTTTGCGTCTCCTGTAGTTTCTGAGCTAAATGGTCTTTTCTCAAATTTTTGTGTAAATAAATCAAACAATACCCTATACTTACAATCAATACATTGGTAACATGCAAGTAAATGTTTCTTTTTATTCCAACACTTCTGGAAATTATCGTGCCACATCTTTCCTTTACATTTAGGACATCTCTCTTTGACTATTTCTAAAAGATGAGGGGACTTCATTAAAACTCTTTTTTCGTTTTCTTCATCCATTGTCGGAATCTTCTTTCTACTAATCTCTCCAATTCTCTTTAATCTTAATCTTTCTTTTTTGTCCTCATTACTTTCTCTTGGAAAAAAGATAGGTATCGGTATTATGCTCATTCTTTTACCTCTTGTGTAGTTTTTACGCACTCAATCATGTTTTAATTCTCCTTTAAATCTCAGTCTCGCAATTTTCTCCATTTCGTTGAAAACTTTTCTTAACTCACCGATTTTACATTTAAAGTGAGTTTTTCCATCTACCTCAAGCTGATAATCCTCACTCCATTGGATAATTTTAAATTCAATATTCATTCCCTTCCTCCTTCGTTTTGTTTGTCTTTCACGAACTTATCTCTAAGATTACATTTACAATCTTCTTCCCACTCTCCACAAGTCTGGCAACAAGCCCTAAATTCTCCAGTCTCTGTATTGGTCTCTCCGTAATTATCTCCGATTATCATAGTCTTTATTTAACTCCTTTTCTATTTGAGAATTAGCGTCCTCCGAAGAAGAGCCCGATACATCACCGAGCTTCTCTGGTATACTTTCAGCCAATGTAGAGCTACGCTTCGGGGCTTGACTTTCATCAAGGTTAAACTCCTTCTTTGGACTATCAATTACGCTTTTGTTTTCTTTTCCGAAATCAAATTTAAAAACTTCATCTATCTCGTCGCTTATTTCCTGCATCAATTCTTCTTTCGTAATATTTGAGGTTTCACTGCTTCCTTCAATGTCTCCGATTCGTATATCAAATTTTCCCCTGAAATTCTTACAAATTTCTATTCGCAGTGCTGTCATTTCTTCCCCCGGAATTTCTCTGCTAATTCATCAATCTTTCTCATGTTTAAAGGCAGTTCTGCGTTGAGAAAATAATCTCTTAACTCCGCAATAAACTTATCTAAAATCTTTTCCATATCTCTCGAACCTTCAGCATAACCTTGATTGTAGCTTGTAATGTGGTCTCTAAATGAAACTTCTTTTCCATGCTTAATTCCATCTTCGTATGCTTTTAATAAATTTTCCTCGTCACCCTTCGGCTTACGCTCCGATGTCAAACGAGGACTTAAATTTTCTTGGGGCTTGGTACATTGCGGTATATTGCGGTACATTAATTTTTCTTGGGCTTTCTCTCTTAATTCTTCTATTTTCTCTTTGATAGCTTCCTGTGTCCATTCTCCATTTGGACATCTTGTCCATAGTAACCACACTAACCAATCAAGAAAATCTTTATTTGAATTTTCTTGGGCTTTTTTGAGTTCATCAAATCTTATAAAACATTCACTACACAAAAACAATCCTCCATCATATTCAACACCGCAAACTTCACTCCGTAAATTATATTTTCCGCATCCTTTCTCAAGTTCCTCAATTCGTTTGTCAAAGTAGTCTTTCATATTTCATAGTCTCCATATATTATTGCATCGGGGTTTTCTTTTTTATATTTTTTAGCCCACTTTAAATATTTTACATCGAAGAAAACTCTAACGATAATAGCAACCACTGTTAAACCCCCTAAAATCATTATGAAAGTATCCGTGGTCATGTTAATTTCTCCCCAAAAATTTCTTTAATTGCAACAATAGTATGTGTGAATTTTAGTTTATTGCCTTGAGTAATATTCTCTTCTAGTCTTTGCATCAATTTCTCTACAGCTTCTCGGACATCTGTGCTTGACATATCAAATCTTCCCCGAACAGACGCAATTTTATCACTCAGACTCATTTTGCCCTCCGATAATTCAAATCATGCGCTTCTCTCAGGTGATTTCTGAACGAGGTGATGTTTCTGAACTTTAAAGGACAATGCGGGCATAAATTACGATCGGTTTTAAACTTGAAGGGTATGTTGCGGGCTTTGGTTTTCTTTTTACTTTGTCTGTTTCTCTTCTTGCAGAAATCCAGATTACACGACGAACAAAGACCGGAATTGTTTGCCTTCGGTTTACTGATTAGCTTGTCGCATTCTGTACATCTAAGAGGGGGTATGTGTTTTCTCATATTACGTATCTCTCCAATTCTTCGTAGAATTTTCTAAAGTTGAATTCCAGAGGATAACCGCAGGCGTCTTTGATTTTCTTCACGGGGACTATAATCAAGTTAACTTCCTGATGTTTCTCCACGATTTGCTTCTTCCATTCCTCACTTACTTTCTCCTGAATTTCCCAGACGTACACTGTGTGTGTAAGGCGTTTTTTCTTGTAGGCGGAAACTCTCATCCAAATATCCGGATAGTTTGCGTGAGGATCCTCCGGATTGTACTCCGAGTAGATTTGACAAGAATGACTGTTTGGATAACTGCGGCGCAGCATTCGCATGAGCGTGAGTTTTACAATATCGTGGAAGTCACAGCTTTCATGAAAGTTTCTAATAGCAATCTTGTTATTTTTGTTCCAATCCTTCAGCTTGGATAATGCACCGTCTGTCATTTTAGTTAATATGATGTTTTAATTTCGCGCTCTAGGTTTTCAATTTTTAAATTTAACACCTTCAGTTCTTCGTAGAACTTATTTAAAAACTTTTCATATTAACACCTTCAGTTCTTCGTAGAACTTATTTAAAAACTTTTCATAAGATCCTAATTTGCTTTCTAGTCTCTTGAATTCTGCGTTTAAGATCTTTATAACAATTCTCTCAATTTCCGTGCCTGCAATGTTTCCTTCGAATCTCATAGTAATTTATCCTGCTCCATCCTTAGATTATCAAGTGCTGCGTGTAGTTCTTCAACTGAATACCTGCGAGGATCATCGCTTAAGCTTTGGCTTAACAGTTCCGCTTCCTCCTCGCTTTCCATCACCGGACCAAAGGCAGTCATCGTTACACTGTCAAAAAAACAAACGCCTTCAGATCCGCTTAGTAATCTACATCCCATTGGCTTTCAGCGCCTCCTTCGCATGCTTGCATATCTTTTCACCTTTCTTCCATGCCTCGCGGTGGATCGTTCCCCAGCGGCATGAGCATGAAACATCCTTGATAACATCTATATCTACTCGTATTTCCTGTGTGTATCCTCCTAATTCAAAGTGCTTAACTAACTCCATGTGCAATCTCCAGTTTCTTATAACCCTCAAAAACAACCTTTGCGGCTTCGGTCCAGATGTCTTCTAAATCCCGCATTGTCTTATTTCTCATCTCGTTATTCAAGATAGCAACAACTATGTCTTTGATGTAAGAGGTAAGCATTAAAGGGACTTTATCGGCCTCTCTCCCCCTTGTTTCCTGTGCAGGTTTTCCGACCATAGCTGCTGCAGGGATTGGATTTGGAGGTGCAAGCATCTTGCTTATTGTCAAGCGCGAGATAACGCCCTTGTCATCACGATCTTCAATCGTAAACTCCGCTGGCAGCATCTTGCTGATGAAGGTCTTGACTTGAGGAGTTACCTTTTCATAAGACCCGTCCATCAGCTGAACGCCATAGGGCGTGGTTCTCTTTATAGCAATGATTTCACCCATCTATATTATAGTCTACGACTACCTCCCCGTTTTGCATTCTAATGATTCTGGTAATCTCTACGATTCCGTCTTTTGATAACTCGTCTATCACTTTTTTGAGTGTTGCCTTTTCATTGAATATCTTTTGAATCTTTTTTATTTTTTGTGTCATTTTGAGTATGAGGTGGTATTACCCACTCTCCTTTTATTGTATTATATATAGATTATTAATGTATTTAAATGTTTCTATAGTCTAATGTATATATTAAAGTATATAACATACTACTTTAGTAAGTTACTTCTTATCCTGAGTTTTTTTGAAATCTCCATTATTCTTCTTTCTATAGTTGCGCTTTCTATTAGTTAGCAGCATTCTTCTTTCTAGGTAGTCATACCTTCTTTTGGCAGCTAACTGGGGTCCCCAAGACAAATTTTTGAGGCCAGCTAACAGGTTTTTCCAAAAAACATGTGACCACGCATCTAATTAAAACTTTCCAGTTAATGAAGCCCCGAACGTCTTTCCTCCCCTACTTAGTTGATACAGCATTTGCCTTACCCTGTTCACGGATTGTATGGCGTTGAATTAGCTTCATTGCGTGACGCCTTCGCCTTTTCTATGATGGCAGGTTTCGGCTTAAAGAGTAATTCTTTAAGGTTACGGCATCCATCCTAGCGTCTATTTCACTCTTGAAGTCTGTTGACTTCTTGAGTTTGAGAATTCACTTTCCAAGTTTGTCCGTATCCGACTGGTATTATAAATCCTTGAGCTTCAAGTTTTCTGATTATTGGAGAGTGCTTCTCGTAATAACTCTTGTTTTTAGGCGGGATGTTTTTTAAGTTAGAATACATTACCAAGTCGACAACGCGATATAAATCTGCTAAGCCGACGTTTTTTCCGTTGTACTTAGACAACACCTCTTTTATGTGCTCAAAGTAATCCTGAAAACTTTGTGTCATCAGCAGGTATATACCTAAGATTATTTAAATCTTTACCTTCTTCTGCGCTTGGATTAGTGCATACAAGGCATTTATTTTTAAATCATACTCTTTGGTGATCTTCAGTAACTCAGTGTGATAGTCTAATTTGAGTTTTTCTATTGGACGAGAGTAGGCTGGATAAGCGCCCTCCATGACCGAGAGTTCATCAATAATTCTGCAGACGTCGTCAAGAGTCATATTTCTCCTTCCTGTTCCGCCTCGTCTATGGATTCATAGCGGATCCACACCGACTTGGAAGGATCGAATGTATACCAGTGCCTGTCTAAGTATAGTTTGGTCACACCCGAATAATTATCTTTTTCTTTCTTACCTGTCCTCCAGTGCAGTTCATCAGGAAATATCGATCCTAGTTCTGCGCGCTGCTCAAAGAATTCTTTATTCATTATTAACTTGGTCTGGAACATCTGGAATTGTGCTTCAGAAAGCAGCATTTCTAAATCGCTTTTCTTTAAGCATACCAGAGGTTCATTCTGCTTGGATTCGTCAGGGAGCGTTCCATTGTATATTAATTTTCCGTTCTGATTCAACGCTTTTCCGACGCCGATTATATTCTTCGGGAGGATCATCTTTGTTTGTAGAGCCGCGCGTAGGTTTTCTGGGCTTCCTCCTCCGTTGTTTTCTCTTTGTCGCGAAGTCCGTGAAGATATTTGTAGCCGTGAATGCACTCATGAATTATAGTTTGAATCTTTTGGGTTTCTGACATGTCCTTAGCAATGTAGATTTCCTTCTCTCCTGTCCTGCACAAGCCACACAAGTCAAACATTCCAATGTCTGTGTGATTGAGAGAATAGTTCGCCAATACTTCGAGCATTTTCTGATAAGTTAGAATCATTTGTAAAACGGAAAGAACTTTTGGGTTAATTCTCTGATGCCTCCTCTGTCCATTGCAATATCAAGAATCCAGAAGCCAACATGCGCAGGGCTTCCTTTCATCGCCATAAAGGGTGTTTGATTTTGGAATGTACCTGCCTCGAAACAATGAATGTTTCTGTAAAAAAGATACATTGCTTTGTGAATGTGTCCGTTGAAAATTATATTTGGCTTTGTTCCACCTTCTAAGGCGTTAACTCTCTTCTGCATTGAGTAGCTAATTGCGTAAGCCATAGAACCTTCGTGCGTTAATCTCATTGTGACGTTTGGGTGTAATTTAATATTGGCAGTGTACTCTCCGAGAAAGGTAGCATTTTTAAGTCTTCTTTCAAGCTCTGGTCCAATTAACACTCCTTGATTTCCTTTCACCTTGCTCCACTCATCATGATTCCCAGTTGTAAAATAAAGCGGTTGTTTATACTGGCTAAGTAACTTGCAAGCCAATTCTATCTGTGCAGTTGTACCGACTGCTTCTAACTCATAGACATGCCCATCACGATTTGACATCCCCTCTATTACGTCTCCTGCATGATATATCGCACTTACCTTTTCTCTGTTAAAGGCGGCAATCGATTCCTCAAACGCACGATCGTGACTGGGAAAC